CTTTCCTTTTCTAACCCACAAAACACCTCGATCGCTCACGATCAGACCGGATCGCTTTGAACAATTTTGAAAAAGAATTGATCGACTCGATTCAGGCTCAATCAGAATTAGGAGGTGTGCAAACTCCGCGTATTCACTCTAAACTCAATGATCTGCCATCTAAAGGTCATGAAATGATTGAGTTTGCAGCTGAGATCAACCTCCAGCTTATGGAATGGCAAAAGTTCGTCTGTATTCATGGCCACAAAATCCGACCAGATGGTAGATGGGCTCATTCTGAGCTTGGGCTAATCATGGCCAGACAACAGGGTAAGTCAACTTTGATGATGCTAAGAATCTTGACCGGAATGTATGTTTGGCATGAGGGTCTGCAATTGGCTTCAGCTCATAGACTTACAACCTCACTTGAAACTTTTAGACAGATAGTTACCCATATTGAGCAGAATGACAAATTGGCAAGTGAAGTTAAAAAGATACGATGGCAACATGGTGCAGAGGAAATCGAATTAAAGGGCAATAGGAGATTTGTGGTAAAGGCTGCCAACAACGCAGCTAGAGGTTTATCTAAACCTGAAACAATCCATTTAGATGAATTAAGAGAATACAAAGATGAAGACGCTTGGTCATCAATGCGTTACTCGATGATGGCTGCCAAAAATCCGCAGGTATGGATTTATTCTTCAGCCGGAGATCAACATTCTGTAATCCTCAACAAATTACGCGAGAGGGCGTTGGCTTCAGCTACGACCAACGATCCGATTGGTTGGTTTGAGTGGAGTGCTGAACCAGATGCGCCAATTCTAGATCCGTCAACTGGCGATATTAACTGGCCGGCATTTGCTCAAGCCAACCCATCACTAGGCATAACGATCCACCCAGATAATCTTCGTGCCGTAATAAATGATCCACCTGATATTGTTAGAACTGAAGTTTTAGCCCAATGGGTAGATACAATTAATTCTGCTATTGATGCACAGAAATGGGAATTGTGCAGAACTGACTCAATACCATTAGACCCTGACAAGCCAACTTGGTTTGGATTAGATCTTAGTCCGGATCGTAAATTTGCAGCTTTAACTGCTACTCAAAAACTTCCGGGTGAGAAATTTAATTTAGTTTTACTTCATACATGGTCAAATGATTATTCAATTAATGATTTAGCGGTTGCAAACGATATTGCACCTTATGTTAGAAAATATAATGTTCAGACTGTCGCTTATTCCAAAAGGACTGCACAAGCCGTCGCAAGTCGGTTAGTTCCTGCCGGGATTCCCATTACAGATATGGATGGGGCGATATATGCTGAAAGTTGTGATCGGTGGTTAGGCGCAATCAATTCCCATCGATTACAGCATGGGGGTCAAGAGGAATTGACTCAGCAAACACTATCCGCTGCGAAACTGCCCTATGGGGATGGGTCATGGATCATCGGTAGGAGAGCAAGTAGAGTCGCAGTTTGTGCAGCTGTGGCATCTGCTTTAGCAACCTATTTTGCAACACAGGTAGAAACGGAAGTTGATATTCAAATAGCGTAATTTGTTGACTTTATGGTATATTATATGCTAATGGGATTATTAGATAGATTTCGCGCAACACAACAAGAAAATCCAGTTGATGTAGCTGCTGCACTTTCACCATACAACGCTCAACAATTAGTTGGCGGAATTTTATTTGGAACTACAACTGCAACGCGTGAACAATACATGGCGATACCTGCTGGAGCACGCGCAAGAAATATAATTTGTTCAACAGTCGGATCTTTACCAATTGAACAATATAATCATTTTACAAATGAGCACATAAGACCAAATCGAGTTATTATGCAACCAGACCCAAGAGTTGCAGGATCAGCAATTTATTCATGGATCGCTGAGGATCTTTTACTTTATGGCGTTGCTTATGGAATGGTAATGGATGCTTATGCAGCCACAGATGCTTCAAGAATTAGAGCATGGACAAGAATTGCACCGGGTCGAGTATTTGCTTCATTAAATGGTAACTCAACAGAAATTGAGTATTACACAGTTGATGGAAAGCGAGTGCCACCATACGGATTAGGTTCGCTAATTGTATTTAACGGATTAGATGAAGGAATACTTAATCGAGCAGGTCGCACAATTAAAGCTGCTGCATCATTAGAGCAAGCTGCTGAAATGTATGCAAAAGAGCCTATGCCACAAATGGTGTTAAAGTCAAATGGCACAAATTTAACTCCAGAGCGAATTACAAAATTATTAGAGTCATGGAAAATATCAAGATCAACAAGATCAACCGCATTCTTAAATGCCGATGTTGAATTGCAGGCTTTAGGATTTGATCCGGCTAAATTACAACTAAATGAAGCTCGCCAATACCTTGCTTTAGAAATTGCAAGAGCATCCGGTATTCCAGCATCATTTGTATCTGCTGAAACTACCAGCATGACTTATTCAAACATGACAGCAGAAAGAAAAGCACTTATTGATTTTTCATTACGACCAATCCTTACTGCAATTGAGCAAAGACTATCTCAAGCCGATTTCTGCCCTAACGGAATTGAAACTCGATTTGACATTGATGATTTCTTGCGTGGTTCAGCATTAGAGCGTGCGCAAGTTTATGAAATCCTAAACCGCATTGGCGCGATGAGCGTTGAGCAAATCCAAGAGGAGGAGGACTTAATCCGATGAAGATTAATTTCCCAATAACACTAACCGCAGCCGATAGCAAAAAGCGCACTTTAACTGGTCGCATTGTAAGCTGGGATGAAAAAGGCTTTACTAGCGCAGGCGCAACAGTATTTGAGAAAGACAGCATTGATTTCTCAAAGCCAATCAAATTATTACTTGAGCATGATCGCACTCGACCAATTGGAAAAATGATTGATGTTACAGCTGACGATCAAGGTATTGAAGCAACCTTCAAAGTCGCAGCAACTATTGCTGGCGATGATTCTTTATTAGAAGCAGCTGAAGGTTTAAGAGATGGATTTAGCGTTGGTGTAAAAATCAACGAATGGAAAAATGAGGAAGGCGTGCTACGCATTAAGGCAAGTTCCTTACAAGAAGTTTCACTAGTAACCGAGCCAGCAATTGATTCTGCAAGAGTGGCTGAAGTTGCTGCAAGTGAAACACCAGAGAATTCCGAAGCAACCGCTGAGGAAACAACAACACAGGAGGACAAAGTGTCAGAGATTACATCTGAAGCTCCTATCGCGACCGAAGCGGTAGAAGCGGCACAAGCTCCAGTTGTAACAGCTAACTACATGGCTTACACAAAGCCACGCGTAGATACAAATGTTACAGCAGGACAATATGTAAACGCACAAATTCGCGCAATTCAAGGCGACACAGATGCACGCGATTTAATTGCTGCATTACAAATTGCAACAGTTTCAGAAAACACAGGAACTGTTCCACCAACTTACCTACGCGATTTAATTGGTATCATTGATTCAAGCCGACCATTTATTGATTCAATTGAGCGCGCACCACTACCAGCAACAGGAATGAAAATTTTCACTCCTAAATTGGGAACACAAGCAACAGTTGCATTAACTACTGAAGGTTCAGAGTATTCTTCAACCGATACAACTGTTACCTTTCAAGAAGATTCAGTTGTCAAATTTGCGGGCGCTGGCTTAATAAATCAAGAATTAGCAGATAGGTCTGACCCTGCGTTCATAGACCTTTATTTAAGAGAACTCGCTGCATCTTACGCACAAAAGACAGATGCTTATGCAGCACAAATTGCATCAGAAGCAGCAGCCGGATCATCAGGATCAACAATTTACGCAGCAATCGCTGATGGAATTGCAGATGCTTATGGCGTTATGCGCTTCACACCAAATCGCTTGATGGTTGCTCCATCAGGTGGCGAGGATGGCATCGACTTTGCTGGATTACTTGGCGCAGTTGCAGATGGTCGTCCACTATTCGCAGCAGCAGCACCACAAAACGCAGCTGGTTTAATTTCACAAGGTTCAACAGCAGGAACAGTCGCAGGACTTGACCTAGTTGTAGATCCTAACTACACAGGTGATAATGCAAATGTTAAGCACGCATTAATTTACCCATCACAAGCTATGAGATTCCATGAGAGTGGAACTCTAGAAATCCGCGCCAATGTTGTAGCAAACGGACGCATTGAGATCGGTATTTATGGTTATGTCTGTGCAGTAAATCGTTACCCAGCAGCATTCCGTAAATTATCAGTAGCTTAATTTAACTGAGTGCCTGAGGTTGCTCCCGATCTCAGGCATCCATTAATGGGAGTAAGGAGATGACATGCCAAGTATAATTACAGCCACCGAGTTGAGATCTGTGCTTGGTGTGTCATCATCCTTGTATAACGATGCTTA